TCTAATTCTCCAGCCATTGATATTTTAAAGGAATATTTTGTTAAAACTTCATTAGGACGAGAGTATAAATTATACGAATCAGTATTAAAATCTAATGTTATAAGTGAAGGTAGGGCTAATACTATAATTAGTACTATTTTAGAAAATTCTAAAAGATTTAGCCGTTCATCTTTAAAAAAACAAAAATACAATCTAATTAATGAAATTAAAAAACATTATGATTTAGATGTTTTCTTTGGTTCTAAAATAAAAAATTATAAAGAATTAGCCGCTTTATATACTTTAATTGAAGGTTATAACCAAAAAACTGATATTGACTCGCAGCAGTTAATTAATAATAAAATTACTTTATTAGAACACTTAACAAAAAAACAAATAAATGCTGATGATGTTAAAAAAGATGTAATTCAGGAATTTGATGAATATGATAAAGATACTAGGATATTAACTTATAAGGTTTTACTTGAAAAATTTAATAGTAAATATGATAATTTATCTAGTGATCAAAAAAGAGTATTAAAAGAATATATTAATTCAGTAGATTCTACACCTGGATTAAGAACATTTTATAACCAAAAAATAAATGAATTAAAATCTACGTTAGAAAAAGATATTAATGATATTAAAGATAAGGCTATTCAAATTAAACTAACTGAAGTTAATAAGTTTTTAGTTGAATTAAATAAAACTGATAAAGTTAGTGATGATAATCTTGTAGATTTGTTACGTTTTTATGAATTAATAAAGGAAATAAAAGTAGCAAATGGCGTACAAATATAAACTTAATGAAATGTCTAAAACTGCTTCACCTGAAGAAGCAGCAAAGGAACTAAAACGTAAACCAGGAGAACCATTTAAGGTTGGTCAGGTTTCTTTTAGTGATGATGGGACAACAAAATCTACTATTACAAATATCAATCCTGAAACCGGAGCTGTTAAATGGACAATTACTCAATTGCCTGGATTTGATAAATTAATGGAAGAATTAGATGATGCCTTAGATACTTCTAAAAGAGTATTCCAAAAAACAAAAGCAGATAATAAATGGAGAGAAATATACGAAGATATTCGTAGTGTAAGAAATAAAGCAAGAACGCATTTAAGAAATGAATACCCAGAAGAGTTTAAAAGAATGCGAAGAAGAAATATCTTAGAAGATGAAGTAGAAGAAATATCAACTTCTGGTGCTGCTGGTGCATATAATACACCTTATGCCTTTGTTAGAAAATCTTTAAGACCTAAAGGTAAAAAGAAAAAAAACAAATCTAAGTACAGAATGAAAATGCCATCAGGTTTAGTAAGTACTTTGGGTTATACAATGAATGAAAGAATTGATTATGATGAAGCTTTAACATTAAGAGGAATGTTAGCTGATTATGAAAAAGAAAGACAGCAAATATTCAGAGATATGGAAAATGATCCTTCTATTGAACCAGAAGGAGGTCCTGTAGCTGATAATTATGGTGATAGGTTAAATAAACTTGAGGATAAAATTTATAAAGTTAGAAAACAACTTTATGATTATGATGTAAATGAAGGTACTTGTGGGTATGATAGAGATGTAAATGGTAAAAAACTAAAAGGACCAGGTGGATTAAAGGAAGGAGATACTTATGAAAAAATGGCTGCTAAGGGTAAAAAAGCAGGTAATTTAAAACAAGGTACAGTAAGAAAAAGATTAAACATTCCTAAGGGAGAAAAAATTCCATTATCTAAAATTAAAAAGGAAATTTCACGAATTAAAAAAATGAAAAATCCAAGTGAAAAAAATAAAAAATATTTAAAAGCCCTAAATTTAGCTAAAACATTAAAAACAACAACTAATGTTGATGAAGGTAAATTAGGTGATGGAGCAACTTTAGGTCCTGGACCTGCTGCTGGTCCTGATGGAGTTACAGATAGTGCATATACAAAGCAATTTAAATATAAATTAGTGCCTAAAAATAAAGATGGTACATACGTACAAAAGGGCTCAGGAATGATAGTTAAGAAGCTTTATTAATATGTATAACATGAAATATAGACTGGTTAAAGAACAAGATAATCGAGCTGAAAAATTCCAACAACAAAGAATTAAGGCTTTTGATGAAATTGAATCAAAACTAGAAAATATAAAAAAATTATTACGACAAGGTAAAATTGAAACAATTAAATACTACAGAGAAAACCCAGGAAGTTTTGATGTAGTTAGAGGAACTGATTTAATAAATGATTATATAAAAGATATTAAGTCATTACTAGAAAATTAAAATTATGAAAAAACCAGAAGAATTACACAAGGAATTAATCAATGAAAATTACATTGATATGAAACCTATTAATACAATTGATACAAGAGTTAAAGAACCATTTTGGAGTAAGTTTGAAAACTTTTTATCTGAGGGAGAATCTTTACAACCATTAGTTAATAACGAAGAAAAAGTTAATACTAAGGAAGAAGATGAAAAAATTAAAAATAATGAAGGCAAATACAGCATGGATAATAAATTGGCTGGTTCATTTAAAGAATCTAAAACTGTAGAAAACATTGCTTCCCATAACTATAATTATGATCCTTCAGTTGATAACATTAATAATGTTAATGCTCAAGAAATGTTAACTGGTATCCAATGTGAAATAAATTATAATAGTGAATTAACTTTAGATGAAGCTAAGGAAATTGCTGTTAAAAATTTAGCTAAAGACCCATTATATTATGTAAAAGAAGGTCAATTTGGTGTTAAAGGTTTGGGATATAAAGAACAAAAAATATCTGAAAATGATGGTGAAACTTATGGTGGAAGTGGATATAGTGAAAAATTAAAAGATTCTGATAATGCTATGCAAGTAGTAAAAGAGTCTAAAGATGAAGAAGATTGTGGATGTGGAGATAAAAAACAAATTAATGAAGACATGGGTAGTATTGTAACTTCTGGTAACCCAATGTCTTTAGCTGCTATGTCAGGCCAAGTTATTAAACAAATGATGGCTGAAAAAGAAGAAGAAA